TTAACCTTGCCGAACGGTTCGAACTAGTTTCACGAAAGGCGGGCTGGCATATCCGACCAGGCAATATTGATCCAAGGCGAACAGCACCACGGATTCCATCCCTTGTGACTGCGCTAAATCAATCTCTTTCATCCACGCAGTCCACGCATCGCTGATTCCCACAAGATGACTCCGTTGTGTATTTGGAAACCCCTTTGCCGCACTGACATTCATGGAATAGCTGCTCTGGTCCAGGTTGTAATTTCCGGTAAACGTAAAGCTTTCCGTCTTGAGACAGTTCAGGTTTGTGGGTGTCCAGTCGCCGGAAGGGAAGTTGATCAACTGATTGAAAGAGGTATCATTCGTGTCCGTCGGGTAGAGCACTTCGAAGCGGCATCCAGGGAACTGCGCTTGTAAAGCACTTCGAATCGCGGCAGTATATGCACCGATCAAGGTCGGCAAGAACACGGTCTCGTTAGGATACGCGCTCGGGTCAACGTCATTCGAGAGAATGATCTGCATAGGAACGCCGTACGTATTTTGAAACTGCTGCTCCGTGTAAGCATCGTAGAACGGCATCCCGACGTTCACGTTGGTTCCGGAGGTCGCATCCCAGACTTGCTTTTGGAAGTACCACCACTGTACTTCTCCCGATTGAAGATACGGCGTCATCCCTGCATTGCTTTGCAACGTCGCCATATCCAGATAAACCTGCGTCCAATAAGCGAGACATGTCGGAGAAAAGTTAGTTTGTATAGAGGGCGTGCTGAGTACGACCGGCGTGTTGTCGGGATATCGTTGCGCAATTCCTGCTTGCTCCGAAGGGTCGCCGTTCATTAACTCCGTGCTAAACGACGCAACTGCATCTATGCCATAACCCTTGAGCGAAATGAAATAAGCTGTGTGCCAGTCGCGTGCCGCCCGATTTATTCTCGGCATCGCGGTCAAATCGGTCCGCCAATATTCTGCGGTAGCGATCAACGTGCTGTTCAAAGAGTCGCTCGTATCCAGGTCATACGGCGTTCCGTCCACTCCGCCGCTCAGCGTCGTAGCCGCAGACCCAAAGCTGTAACCTTCGCTGCTTGGGTCTAATTGAACAATGATTCCATTTCCGTCCGTTCCCATAGCGCGTGCGGTAAATGTCAATTGGTCGCCGTTCGTACTAGCCCACAGCAGATTTGTGCCGACATTGATCAGCCCGGCAAGGGCCAACGCGACCGTGGCGGGCGTATCGTCCAACAGAACGAGATGCTTAATTTGGGTAGTCGCGGTCGGATCCCCGGCCGAAGCAATGTCCAGAATAACCGTCGGACTGCCGTCAAATGGAAGCGCCGTTAAGGTTACGGTCAGAGAAGCATACACGGTGCCAGTCCGCACAATTTCATAGAACCAAAGCGCTCCGGTGTAGTGGTTCACTCTTCCCTGAAATCCTAGCTTGTTGATGAGCCACGCAGTGCGCTCAGCCGGCAGCGATTGCGAATGGTATGTGTCCCAATCGGTAGCAAGCGCTAACTGCGTCTGCAACTCGAAATCCGGCAGGTTTACCGACGGATAAGCTATCTCCAGAAAATCGAAATAGAAGGAATTTCCGGCTGGACCAGCATGCGTTAGCTGTACCGTGTGTGTGCCGGCGGCATAACTCCCAAGCGGAGATCTCACCAGCACATCTTCGCCGTTCAGTAGCAGATTCAAAGATGTCGTCTGCCCGTCTACCGAAACATCGACAGTTGCGCCTGCGCCTAGCAGCCGGGTGCCTAAATAAAGCTCGTGCTCTGCCGTCTCGGTATAGACAATCGTACAGCTATCGCCAGTGTTATTCGTGCTGTGGATCTTGCTTCCCGAATAATTTCCCGTTGTCAATGCCCAGGCCGATCCGCTGTAAGTGGCAATCGCATCGGAATCCTCAATTCGCCGGCTTCCGGGCCCAGCGACGGAGTACTGCCGATTATTGCCCGTTACCGTCCAGTTCGAAAGGATTACCTGGAATTCTGTCTGTTCATAGCTGCCAGGCTGCATATCGGCTGCCCAGGTCCACCGCAGTTTCCGGACGCGATTGGTAGGAATCTGTTCTTGAGTATCTGAGTCAACCAGGTTACCAAAATTAATCGTAATCTGATAAGTCGCCGGAAAGGCGCCGCCGCTAAACATTACAGCGGGCTCCGCCCAGCACTGTGCTGCGTTCTGGCCAAAGCCGTACACCGTGACTCTATTGCAGTTTGCGCCGATCACTGCCGAATATTGATCGTTTGGTCTTGGCGTAAGCTGTATCGAAACCCCATCGGACTGAACCGTCGCCATGAAATCCGGGTTACCGATAATCTCGGAGTTCCCGTTGACCGCAGTGGCTACTCCTTGCGCGATGTCGTTCAGGGTGTCGGTGGTTTGTACCTCGTAATAATGATGATTTTCAAGCAGCGCCAGGCCCACGCGATTGCCCACGCCCGGCGATGCCGTCAGCGTCATGGTTGCGGTTGCACCCACATAATTGCCGGCTACAGGAGTTGCGTTAGCGAGCGAGAAGTTCACATGATATAGGTTTTCAACCCCGCTATCATCTGTCGCCCAAACACGCAGATTGTTCCAATCGACCACAGGATCTAAGTTCGATTCGAGAGGTATGCAGTTCGTTCGGCTTTCCTCGTATGTAAGCGTTAAGCCGCTTAGGTCGCCATCGGGCAGATAGCGGAGCGCAGGATGTTCGAAGACGTTATCGCGATTCCATTCGACAACACACCAGTCAAACTGCTGCCTCCACTTACCTGAAACGGTAAAGCCTGCCTCGGTTGCTTGCGACATTGCCGCGATAGCTGAAGGCATCAGGAAGTAGCACTGCAGATCCCTGTCCGGGGTCAGTTTATAAATCTGCTCTGCCATAACCTAGAGGCGAATCGTCACTGCCAGATCGCGGCCGGGACTTATCTGGCCTGAGTATCCTGAGATCACCTGCAAAGTGACATTGATGGTGAGTGCCGCTGTGTTCTGCAATGCGGGCAGAGCGGCGCCATCGAGTACCGTAGAAGTCGTTTGACCGGATGGAATCGAGACGTTGCAGTATTCGGTCCCGTTCTGCAAAATATCTACGCTGATCGTATACCCGGTAGCAGCCTGGTTTACCACAGCTCGGATGTCGCGCACTGCGTGCGATGCTTCGATGAGCAGCGGTGGAGAGGCATTTTGTTGCGTGGCCAGGTATCCACTGACTTGCAGCGAGAACTGTCCCCCTGACAATGTCCTCAACCCGCCATCAGCTTGTAAGGTGTAAGAGGTCTGCTGGACCTGGCTATTCCCGAAGGCATTCGTCACGTAGAACTCCGCTGCACAGATCCGCACGTCAGGTATGCTGACCGTGTGCAAATAGTTAAGGGATGCCCTATTCTCAAAGAAATCGGTCGCAAATGCCACCACAACCGCCGTCGAATCCAGATGTAATACAAGATCACCCGCGTTGTGAGTCGTGGCAACCGAACCCAAGACGGCTCTGATGACCGTATAGGTATTCGCACCTGGGTCTGCCGATAGCACGGTCATTAACTCAGTGCCGATCTGAATGATTTGCCCGGTTGTGGGGGATGCAATCAGTACTAGCGAAACGGTTGTACTGCTGATGTCGACACTTGCCGCCAGCGAGTAGGCGCTCGGCGTATTCAGTTCGTTCCAGGAGAAAAGCTGTAACGTGCCGCTCGAAACGGAATTTGTATTCGTAAGGTCGGAGAACCCAACTTGAGACAATGCAAGCTCTCCGCCTCCAGGCGCTGAAAGCGTAAAGGTCGGGATCCCAGGCAGCCCTGCATCTGACGATTGACCACCTAAGGTCCAGCGAGTAAGCGGACACAGATCCGGCGTACCCTCCTGATTACTGACGTTCGCACCGCGCCCCGATATCTGAACCACGCTTCCCGTTTCGTAAGCCACTTGGAACTGAGCCGGGCTCGTTGCGGAGACCGCTGCAAATCTCCACGAGGGCTCGGCAATAACGAAAGTGCTCGTCGCGTCGGGTAACACCGACCAGGCAGGCGACACCGTTAATGTCGTCTGGTCATTAGCCGTTATCGTTCGCTCCTGGCCTCGCCCTGTTCCTTCGATAATTCGGACCACCATGCCGTTGTATGCTGAACTGGTTGCCGCCATATCCGCCCAGCCGATCGTCGTCGCGGAAATAATTGTTGCTGGATACGGGCCGGCGTATTCGAACCTGTAGTAAAAATTGGCATGGTCGAAACTAGCGTCAGGCGGACCAATGGGCTGCGGTGCAGCTCCAGTATCCATGTAACTTGTATTAAGCGACTGTTTCGTGGCAATTCGATAAAGCAGTTGCGGCGTCGTCCCGCGATAGACGTTGAATGCAGCCGCGGTTACCGGAAAGCTAAGGCCGCTGATGACGACCGAGTTCAGGCCGCTTCCGGTGGGGACGCTAGCCGGAACGGTAAACGACAAGGCGCCTTCGTCCCCGGCGCTGTCTACGGCCGTAACGGCGTAATAAAGAACACTGCCGCCCGCTATACTCCCGCTACCTGTTACATAACCTGGCGAAAGACTGAGTAGCGGCAAATTCGGCGAATTAGCCGCCGGCGCTGTCGGCTGTGAAAATCCAACCGTCAGAGTATCTGTTGCAGTCCCGTCGCTTTGGGCTTGAATCTGCTCGGTAACGGTGAAATCGAAGTATTCGAAATTTCCGTTTGGATCGTCATGCACAACGAGCCCAATTAAAGGCCGGGGCGTCTGCACTTGTGTGCCCGGCTGTCTTCCGGCACCCCCCAAAACAGCAGGATTATCGCTGTACCAGGCATCGTCGTGAATCTGTGCAAGAACGGTAACTAGCTCATAATTGATCGAAGGAGATAGCTTGACTACCCGAAACGGAACGCGGATAAAGCCTTCTTTCAGGTATGTGAGCGCAATGATGTCTCCTGGCCGAACCTTGAGCGCCCGAAAACTCGTCTGAAACTCGACGAACATATTTCCGTCGGTTGACTTATCCAACTGCCGCAAAAGCACTCTGGTAGCCTGGCTAAAGTTAGCGATTCCAAGGGCTGTCGATTGACTGCTGATCTCATATCCGATGAGTGCCGAGTCATCTGCGTCTACCAGCGACAGGCTATCTTGCTGATATTCGTTCGATTCATCTTGAAATTCTACGCTCAGCCGGTTGGATGTTTCGGCAATGTTCCGCGATGTTAGGCGAACTGTCGAGGCGCCGTTCGGACTTCGTACGATTCCTGAAAATGGTCCCGAGCCGTCGCTGAATTCATAGGCGGGCCATCCGCCATTCAGCGTCTCCGTACTATTGCCGCCATCCGGCAGCGCTGGTTGCTGGGCGGCAATTGTTGTTTCCGGTAAGAGTTCCAGCAACCCGGTAGTTCCATAACGCAGCATAAGACTGGACGCAACCCGAATGCCACGTACAATCGTGGCGGCACTCTGTCGCTTCGTCAGAATTAGGTTGCATTCGTACCTTTGCACCTGAATTGCATTTCCGTTCAAATCGGTCGTGCTGATCAGAGTCCCGCAAAACGCCGCCGCCGATGCGAAAGTTGGCAGATTGAGATCCGATGTCGACCATCCGCAGCGTTGAAGAATGTCCAGAATTACCCAGGCCGGATTATTCGTGAAACTTGTCTGTTGAAACGTTCCGTCGGGATTATATTGGTCGATCTGGATCCCTTGCAGCAATACTTCAACGTTAGGGAGGGTTCTTCCGCTGCTGATCCTATTCGGCACCACAACCGAGAGAACCGACATGCTCCCGTATGGATCGCCGAGTGGGTTTCCGTTGGAATCGGTAAAATCGAGATTGAAATTACCGTTTCGTGTACCGGTCGTTACGACGTTGTACCACCCCGTCGTCGTCATGTCCTGACCCTGCACGGCCAGTGGGATTTCTATGTCATTGACGACCACCTTCATAACGGACTGGATGGTGCCCATGCCGAGCAGCGCTTCCATGTGCGTGAGATTGCCGTCGTTACGAGCGAAGATAACTAATGCCTTTATCCAGCCGGTTCCATAGACGATCGGCACCGCGTCGTTGTACTTCGCTGCGTCGTCGAGGACCGGAGACAGATGGGACGTCTTGGCGCCGGAGGTCCGCACCATGATCGCCGACGGCACAAATTCGAACCCGCCAAATCGTTGTGTTACGTGTCCTGACGCATCCGACGAAAACATTCCGTGCTGTTGGCACTGTGTCCGCGACTTATCGCAAGATGTAAATGCTTGCCCGCCATTCAGATTTCCAACCCCTCCTGCGATGTCGGCCGAATAACCACAGCGATAATATTGCGAATATCTTCCATTCGCGCCGCCATTGATTGCTTCCGTCCTCTGAGCCTGGGTCGATGGGAAGTTCCACGGGCAAGAGCGCTGAATGCGAACCTCAGGCAGCGGAATGCGCTGAAGTGAAAGCTTGTTGGTGAAGCTCAGCGTCAATGAGTCTTCTGCGATTTCATCTGGATCCCCGGCGATTCCCCGGAATAAAATGGTGCTCTCGGTCGTAACCTGTAACGTTTGCAGATTGGAGAAGGCGAAGTATACGGTAAGCTGCGTTCCCTTAAAGCCAATTGCTGCGTTCAGCTCCGACAGCGCGGAGTCGGCGTTCGCGAGCGTTAGTGACAGTTGGGAAATGCCATCCATCGCATCGTCAGCCGATAGTTGCAGGTCGAATAAGTTATGCTTAAGAACTCGTGCCGAATACGCCTGCTGATTGAAAGGAATGGAATGAGTGCTCCAATATTCTACGTCTCCGGACGGCAGAACACATTCAAAAAATAACAGCGGCGTATCGGCTTCAGCGAGTTGCTTAACCTGGTTGATCGTACTCATTCTTCATTCCTTAGAGCGTGGTCTCAATGCTGAACGCTGTCGAAGATAAATTTGGCGCGTCGGCCGTGAACGCGAGTTGGTCAATTCCCCAATGAGCGTTAGCGTAGACTCCTCCGGCCTGAGCGGTCGGGCGATAGCGTGAAGGCACTATTTGGGCCTCGAGCTGCGGACCGTACAGTTGCACCTGCTGCCCAGGCGCCAGACTGATCCCGATCGTGAAGCCGATGCCGGAATCGTTTAGTGTGCCGCTGGAAGTAACTCGCGTCCAATTTGGCCCGACCGAAACGCCGGTTTGGTCTTGGGCAACAGAACCTTGGCGAATCATCGTGATCGACGATGGATTCGTACTCGCCGCGTAGATAGAAAAGCAATATTGGTAGCCGGAAGGCACTTGTAAAGCCTGCGTGATCGATTGGTTTGCCTGGCCGGTATTGCTGACAGTAAATGCGCCTACCCCGCCGGTGGGATCGGGAGCTCCGGTAGTAACGCGAATTAGGCTTGCGATTTGCCACGGTAAAGCAGTCATGTCCGAGCTTGAGATGAGCATGTTATCCGTGGGATCTATGAACGTGAAAGCATGGAAGGGTCCCGCGCACGCAGTGAAATGAGCTTGTAAGGCCTGTACGTCTATGTCAGATAGCTCCGTGTATGACAATTGCCAGAGCAGTTGTGCCCCATTCGGGTCGGAGTATAAAATCATGCTTCCGTCAGGCAATATATTTTTCACCGTGCGGGCAAGTCGAATCTTGCGTATCGGAAACTGCGCGAGTGCGCCGCTTGTGAGCTGTGGATAAAACAGATTAGCCATTTGTTTCTATCACCCAGAAGGAGGTAGAACTAACATCGACGCACACGTATTCCGTTACTAAACCTGGTGCAGCCAAGCGGCAATTCGGCACCGCCGCGCCGCTGAAGGGATCCGGAAAAGTGAATGGTGAGTAATCTCCGCTTTGAGCTACAAAAAACGCTTCGAGCCCCTGAATTTCGTCGTCATTCAACAGATCTAGCCGAATCTGCCACTGCCGAAGCGCTCTTGGCTGAACTAGGTACCGTTGATCCGATGCGTCAAGAAAGCGAATCACTTGAGCGCCTTGCCCGCTAGTAATCTGGGCAGGATATTGTGTCACCGCGCCAGAACTCAGAACCGGAAAAGTCGCCATTTAAATCTCCGCAATCACATCGTTGAGAGAGCTTGAATTCAGTAGCGCAGTCTTAACCGCCTGCGCGATCTGCGTGCTCTGGTATTGAAACGATTGCCCGCTGGATGCGGAGCTATTCGCCTGGGGCGTTGGGGTGCTGATATATTTGGGTCCATTCGAGTTCAATATGCTCGCCTGCTCTGTCATGCTGCCCTGATACGTCGAGCTGCCATTTGAGCTCACATATACTGTTTGTGTTTGGGAACTCGGGAGCTGAAATTCAACCAGCGGAGGAGGAGTGCTCGATCCGCCGCCGCCGAAGAGACTTGCTATCCCCGAAATAAGGCCACCTAACCCTGCAATGCTGCTTAACCCGCCGCCGAGAACGCTTGCAACTCCTCCGGACGCCGTTTTCATCAGTAAATTAGCCCACTCGCTACCGGATTGTGAAGTGCTAGTTCTGTTGTTGGAAGGCGATCCGAAGTTAATGCCCGTTGGCGCTGTCTTCGCATTCAGGCCCGATGCTTTCGTGTCTCCTGAGGCTGTCGGCTTGATGGTCTTTTCCGTGTTACTTTGTGGTTGCGTGATGATGCTAGTAGGCGCTAATAGTTTGTTGACGCTCTGACCGCTTATCTTCTGCGCGGATAGTTGATTTAGAAGACTGGACAAGTTGTTTTTACGATTCGCCACGCTGTTTCTCCATTTGCCACGCTCGCTCCAGCGTCAATAACGCATCGGCAGCCTTAGCATCCATGTCCCACAGACTGCCTCCGCCACTTTCTTTCCACCATCGAAATTGATCCAAAAAGGATAGGCTATGAGCCGTAATAATAGATTTCGGGCAGTGCGTTGAATACACGCCCGCCCGCGTCCATACTGCTCTCGCTTTTCCCGGACTCTCGATAGTGATCCAGGCGCAATTTCTCGCCTTCACCAAGCCGCTTGACCGGCACGTATCGCACCTCCACGCGGCTGGTGAGGAGAATTGAAAGTGGAATGCGATTAGGAGTTTTTTCTTTCTTCGTCCGATAGCTCTAATTCCGCTCGAATCCTCTCGATTAGTTCGTCACTTAAACGCTCCGGACCATTTGCGATCAGCATCGCGGGTGTTGCCTTCTCGCCGTCGATTTGCAATCCTTCCAATTCAGCGATGCCCCACTCGATGTAGAGCTTTCGGACTAGTAGATCCGCTAGCGACGCCTCCAACTGGTCGCTCGGCTCGCCCGCTTTCAAAAATTCGTAGCGTAAGGCTAGCTCTCGTACATTCCTGGTTAGCTCCAGCCGTTGTCCCAGCGAGATGCGTTTTGTCGCGAACCGCACACCAGGCACAGTTCGGCTGTCATGCCACGCAAGGCTTGAGTAGCTCGGAACCCTACGCAAACGCGATATAAATTTCATTTTCTGAGGTTCCTTGAGCAAGATTGTTCTTAAATGCCCACTGCAGCCTTGTCTCTGAATCGTCGTAATTCGGAATCTCCGGCGTGACAGTCGCCATGAAAAGCGCCATCAGTTGCCCCTGCTGCTGCCCGAGCTGTAACATCGCTGAAACCGGAGTTCGTTGCTTTGCGGCGGCGTAAAGCGCTGTTGTCTGCGCGTCATCCTGCGCAAATAAAGTGAATGTGGATGCGACCTGGCGCATTCCCGGTGCAATCGCTCTCGGATAGGAGGAGCCGAATTCCTGGTTCCGCACGTCGATATTGTTTTTGACTTCGAGGCTGGCGCCCGTGAGAGTGAAGAACTGGTTCGGCGCACTGCCGAGCCACGCCTGTCCGAGGTGTCCCGGAACTATCGAATAATCGAATGCCGCGAGTGTTGGTTCCGTGGGGAAGGCGGTCAGCCCTGCCGTGCCGGATACAAAGCTGCTGGAATCCAGAAGGTCGCATGCCGGCCCAGTAAATACGAACTCGTGAAAATCTCCATCCACGGACATCGCAAATGTGTCCACCGCGGCGCCGGTGATCAAGCGGCTAACTGCCGTAACCGGATCCCAATAGTCGTATAAGGTCAAGCTCGGAAGCGCTATGGCCAGTGGGTAAGTTATGCACGCCGAAAGCGCCGCATTTACCGCGGGCGTGTTCGTAAAGGGCGTGTTCACAGCGAACGTGGAAGCATCAATCACACTCGTGACAAACCGGATTTCGCCGCTGTACGATACCCCCGATCCAAACGAAAGTCCGTGCGCCATGGTGGTCTGAATTTGCGTGTTGTTCTGCACAGAAGCTACAGATAGTCCACTGCTTAGATTGGGCTGCGCCCCTAAGGCAGCTTGAAAGAGTGGCCCGTATGATGGCTGTGCCGACCCGCTCCACGATGTGAGGTATGTCCGGGTTTCGAACGCAGTTTGCCGGCGTGCTGTTGCCGGGGTTCCTAAAAATGTCCGCGTTCCTGTCTTATCCAAGCGCCGTCCCGACGCCAACAACTGTTGAGCCTGGAGGCGCACAGCCGGGAACCGATTCGCCGCGCTGATTGCTGCAGCTTGCCCATAGACTGTCTCTGCTGCCACATAGAAGCGGTTCGCATTCGAAGAAATGTAATTTCCCATTGGGACGTCTCCTAATTACGGCTCACGTTCAAAGTGCAAGTTACCGTCGCCAGCTCCACATAACCAAGTCCGCCCACCTTAGGCGCTTGAAGCTGTACATCGTACTCACCGGAGAAGAAGAATCCATCCCCCCAATCCCCGATATTCTGACGTAGAATACCGGTCATGGCTTCTACGTAGTAATGGATCCATTGGTCCGTTTGGCTGATTAAGTCCCCACTGGCCCAGATTTCGGCGAGCACTGACACCGTCCCCGAAAGCGATCGGAACTTCTCCACCTGCGTATTCTTGACGCTGGCCGCATACAGGCAAATTCGAGGATATGTGAGTTGAAGGTCTTTATCCCCCATCGCCGGCACTGTTGAACTGAGTACAACTTGTGCCGCCGTGATGAGCGGCACGTTTACGCTTGCGGAGCTCGAAATAGAGCTGATCTGCTGCTGCAATGCGTTGCCGCTGGTCAGCAGGTCGGATACTTTCTGTGCGGCGTCAATCGTCAACGGAAGCATAGTTATCCTCGTTGAATTTGTTTTGACAGCCGAATATAGAAGTTCGGCTGTTGGCCATTTATCGGTTGCGGTCCGTCGATCAACCCTGTGGCTGGCAGCAGCCAGGTCGAGCCGATTGCCAGCGGCGCATTATTCTGCCGGGTCATCTCCGAATCCGTTGTGCCGGCATACAAGTTCCATCCCGTCGCGGCGGGCGGCGCTCCAAGCGCGCCTTCGCTCATGCCCACGGTGATGCTCGAATCGCCATCTAAGATCACGCCGTTAATCGGGCTCAGCGCTCCCTCATCACCTTGGCCGTCCGTCCATGCGGTCTGAATGTACAGGGCCTGCGGACTGACCGTTCCGGTTTCAACTGCGACCAGAGGCATCGCAGGTTTGGGAAGGGGCGTGTAAACGATGCCGATGCCGGACATGAATACCATCTCTGCAGCATCTTTAGCAGCCGTCTGGTATTCGGTCCATTTCCCCTGAAAGCGCGTATTTAGCTGCACGTTGTACGCCTCGGCGAAAAATCGAGACAGTGAATCGAAGCACAACCAACGCTGCAGCGTCGGAGTCACCACCACCGTCGATAGCCCGATAATCCGGCGGTTTAGCCACTGCGGGTCGGAAGCTCCGACATTCAAGAGCCACAGCATCAGGCGGTCGCTGATCGCGTTAGTCGCCAGTTGAATCTTCGTGTCGACGTTGATTCCGTGCGATGACGCCACCTGCACTAAGGCAGTTTCGAATTGAAGCAAATCGTCCAGCGTGACGATCTCTGCATCTGTGAATAGCGCCATCTCGGCCTACTTCCGTACGCTCGGCGAATCGCTGTTCTTCTTCGCTGGTGTGGAGCTGCCGAACTCTGGATCGGCCAGGATGGCGACCTGGACTCGCTTTGCCAGTTGCGCCTTTTCCGCGGCGTTCCGCGCCGTCTCCTGCTGAGCGAGATACGCCTCTTTCTGGCTTTCGCTCGCCAGCACTGCGCGCCCCTCGATGATCATCTTGGCTGCGCTGAAACGCGATACTTCGGTTACCATGCCAGCCTTCCCTCCGTCCGGCGTCTCAAGGCTAACTATGAATACGAATGGCTCGATGATCGTTCCCTCAATCTCGCGCATCTTACGAAAATATTGTTTTAAGTCCACGGATGATCCCCTAAATAGAAGCGGGAACCCTTCACGGGCCCCCGCATGTCTTACTAACAACTAGAAACTAGCTATTTACTTGAACTGCGAAGTTGTTTCTCAACACGCCGCATCCGTAGAGAACGTCTACGGTGAACTGCTGAGAGAGCAGGTTCGGTTGATAACTCATTACAACGCGAATCCCGAAATTCCCCATCTCCGCGTACTCCGCTACCGCGCCCGTCCCGGGAAGCGGTTGCGGCAGACGCCGAATCACAAGCCCCATCGCATCCTTGGTGAATGCCAGGTTATGCGTATTCGGAGTCGCAGCGCCTGTGGTCGGAACAAACTGCGACCGGAAGATAAAGAAGTCCTTCATCTTGCCGACGTTGCCATCGACCAGCGCTTTCAACCCAGCTTCCCCAGCCGAGTAGTATTCGCTAAACCGCGGAATCTGGCGAATTTGCGAATAGGTGTTCGAGTCCACCACCAAATACTTCGGTGCGCTCGGCGGCACCATCGCCGAAAACAGCGCGGTTTCTGCCGCATCGATGGTCGCTTCCGTCACCGGCGTTCCGGCCGTGCCGACCTGCGCATTGGCCGTGAACTGGCTGTACAGGTTCAAAAGATCATGCTCCACCCGCTCCGCAATGGCAATCACCGCCGGCTGCATATAAGCCTTCAGCAATTCAGGGAAAGCAAGGGCCTTCGTCACGTCTGGAATTTGGAAGGTCGCCTCAGCATGCGTATTGAGGACAATCTGAGCGTTTCCAAGATTCGGATTCTGCGGCGTCACCGTGCCGCCTTCTGCAATGTTGTTCGCTACCAGAACTGGAGGAATCGGCACGTTGACCGTGTCGCCGGCATGCGCCAGCACAGGCTCGTAATCACGATTCACCAAGTTACCCATGATGAGGTTACCCATCAAAGCCGGCAATGCGTCAGCAGCAACAAGCTTTACGATCGCATTTGCCAGATTGGCAGATGTAATTGTTGACATAAATCTCCTAAGTGAATTCACAACGCTGCAAGCGGCGAGAACCGGTGGTCGCGCCCACTTGCATCTTCATGCTGTTCGTAGTGCAGTTTTTACTTACACCCCGTGAAGTCTACCCGTACTGGGTCTTCACGGCCGTAAGTCTCTAGACCGGTCCACGTCCGCGCTTGATCAGTGTCTATCGTTTATGCGCCACGCAGCGCCTGATTGGCCAGTTTCGAAATTTCCCGGCGCACTCTCTCTAAATCATCCTTGTTCATTCCGGGCTTGATTTTGTCGATTTCTACGCTGCCGGGAGCGTCTTGCGCAGTATTCTTACCCGGCGTTTGCATCCCGCTTCCGCCCGCAATCCGCGCGGGCAGGAGCTCCGGGTTGTCTTGTACAAACCCGGCCAGGTACTCTGTTAGCGACTTAGCCTCCGGGCCCTTTGTCCGTAGTTGCCCATCGTCGGTTCGTGTGATATCGTCCTTGACTGCCCGGAATGCAAGATCGAGCTTGGCGACTCCTAGCCGCTGTAGTTCGCTGCGTATTTGCGAATTTCTGTCTGCTTCTTCCGCCATCGCGCGGGCTTTCCGATTCTCTTCCACTAGCTGGTTCAATCGTGCCTCGAGGCCTTCGCGGCGCTTCCGCTCATCCTGCAGCTCAGCCTTGTAGGCCGGCTCTGCTTTCTCCTGCTCTGCGCGGACAAATTCTTCAATTGCGTGCCGGACGACATCCCGAATGTCGACACCCGTTGCGGGTGCCTTCTCTGTTGGGGTTTGATCTAACAATGAAATCTCCTTTCTAGCTAATTCAATATCTGCGCATCGATCTCACGCGCAATCTGATCCTTTGTCTCCTGCCGTGCGTCGCTCAAATATTTCATTGCGAGTCTCTGGTATATCTGGCGCTTCAAAGTCGGCGAGTCGATTCCAAGACTCAGCAATTTCGTGGCATCCTGCAGCTCGCCAGAGAAATCGGATATGTCCAGTTCATCCAGCCCCGTCACGGAAATCGATATTCCGTCTTCGCGTGCATCGCTGACCGCACGTAGAACCCGCCGGATACAGTCCTTCACCAAAGCACCGTAGCCCCGTAGAACTTCCTCGGTAATCGTAAAATCAAGCTGTTTGCTCGCCGCCGATTGAGCACGCCCGCCCTGCATCTCGCCCGATGCTTGAGATAGATAGCAGACGCGATATATCTCTTCTTTTAATGTTTCTAAGTTATCTGCCGCAATCTGATAGACTTTCCCGTCGGGCTCGGTCCAGCCGAATGTGTCTCCCGGGCCCAGTTGGATGTAATAACTCTCGCCGACGATTTGATTCCATTCCCGATCCGAGTAAATAACTGGCATTGCAAAGAGGCCCATGGTTATAGCCCACCCAAGAGCATTCGATTTATTGAAATGTTCCAATTGCAGATGCCCGGCCTTGCTCATGAGCCACAGGCCATCGCTAACCTGCAAGGTAAAAAGAGGCACTCGAGCTTGTCGCACTAGGGCGTGTGCGCCGTATCCAACTAGGTCGATGCTCGTAGGCTGATTCTCTTGCTCAATCCGCCGATAGGTTCGATAGCTGGTCTTGTCAAAGTAATACCAGTAGGTCTCATCGAGTATCTCGGGCGAGTCGATTCGGGGCTGCCGCCGCACTGATTGCCTGAGGACCACCCAATCGTAATCACCGCGTTCATCTAAGCTCCAGTTGATAAGGTCCTCGGCTTGATAACGGACTAAGTATGCTCGCGATAGGCCGGCCGCGTCCTCTTCGGCCCGGTTGGCGGGAGTTGTGGCTGCTCGCGGGAAATCGATCAGAATATGGCTGCGGCCTGCGACTAATGCGTCGACCAGGCATTGGCGGAAGAAATTTGAGAGTGTGGTGCCGCGCAGATCGCAATCGTCCGCCAGTTTTGCTAGGAACTGCTGTCCTGTTTCCAGGCCCCCCTCGAACTGAAGGCTCGGTTCGCGGCGAAACAATGTCGATGCGTACCAATCCACAATCGAACCCACATAGTTCTCGTAGAACACCCGGTGTAGCCGCTCGCCATATACATCCAGCGGCTCCTTCTGGCGCCGCAGCAAGTATTCGGCCGCACGATGCTTGAAGCCATCGCCGCCCGCGTATAAGTCGCGGTACATGCGCCACATTAACTTCTGCCGCTTGAAGTCCGGATGCTCTTGATCGATCTCAATCATCTTGTTTTATCCCTGTTTCTCAAAACAACGGCTTATCCATCTCGCCAGCACTTGGTTTATCGCCGAAAAGTTCCCAAATCACATACCCCAGCGCATCCGACGCGTGCGTCCGTTTTGTATCGCGCACCTTATCAATCACGCCCGATTCGGGCTTGAACATCACTTCCTCGAAATCTTTGATCAGTTCTTCGCAGCGCGGATCTACTTCCAATCGCACCTCACCGAGCGCATTTGTCAGGAGCGCATTCACCTTCTGCACCCGGTTCAGCACCGGCGGGTTCTTCGAAGGCACGCGTAACTTCACCTGCCGAAAGCCCGCGCGGTACAAGTAAGTCTGCAGCATGGCGTAGTCATTGGTTCCGGTCGTGTGCATATTCTTCCCGCTGGCATCGCCAAAAACTTCAAGCGGACCCATATGCCCCCTATACCGGTTCTCAAATTCCATGCACGCTTCTTCTGTCGTCGCTCGCTCCAGCACAATCTCATCAATCACTGAAAGCCGTCCGTTGTCCCACTGCAACAGCACCGACGTCATCGGCGCCACGTTGAAGTCCAATGCCCATAACAGCGGCTTCCGCGCGTCATATAGGTGCCGCACCTGATGAACCGCCGGATTAAAGCAGTGATATACGCGGTCTGCCCGGCTATTCAAGTACTCGCCTAATACTTCTTGCCGGTAGAATTTCGGGTCGTAACTGCTCTCTAAGCGTTCGTAATAATCGGGCGTCTTGTCCAAAAGATACCGGTTCTCGAACGGTTGGGCCCGCACGCATTCATACCCGCGCACCGGGTCATGTATAAACCGCCTGTGCAGCCAGTCATGCCCTTGCGGCGTCCAAACTCCGAATCCGCACAGCTTCTCTGCTTTGGGATCCCGCAGCCGCGCCTCCAACCGCAACCACGCCTCCTCGCGCGCATACGACAACTCGTCGATACCGAACCACGCCAGGTTCGTTCCTCGCAACCGCTCCGGCTCGTCTAATGACCGCAACAGAACCGTGCTCTCCGGCGCCTTGAATAGGAACTCGCCATCAGATTTTTTCAGCTCAAAATCTACATCGTGCTCCTCGAGCGCCGCAAACAAACCGGTCAGCGTCGCATCGCGCAGCATTGTGAACGTCGGCGCGGCCAAGACTCCGTGCCGCCCACGGTTGATGTAACCCTGCCGTAGCGCCTCAAAACACAACGCCGCGCTTTTGCCCGAGCCTACCGGTCCCGAAAATCCCTTGAACCTCGCCTTCGCCGCCTGAAAACGACTCTGCGAAGGCAACGGATCGTATGTCCAGCACAGCTCCTCGCAGAGTTGCGCGCTGTGCTCCTCTCTCACGCCCAT